AAGTAATTGCATCTGAAGTTATTACTTATGCTCAAGAAGAAAATTTACTTCGTAAATACGGAACAGTGGTGCGAACATCAGGAGATGTCAAATATCCAATTCTTGTGAAAAAAGCAGAGGCTAATGTAAACAAAAAAGAACGTACGACAGATATTGCTGAAACAGCGATTCAATTTGATGAAATTTTACTTGATCCAGCAGAATTTGATGCATTAGCAACTGTAACGAAAAAACTATTAAAAATGTCTGGTGTGCCAGTAGAAGATATTGTTGTAGAAGAATTGAAAAAAGCATATGTTCGCAAAGAAATTAATTATATGTTTAATGGCGACGATGCAGGAAATGAAAACCCAGGAGCTTTAGCTAAAAAGGCTGTAGCATTTAAAAAACCTTTAGATCTAACTGCTTCAGGTGCTGGGCAAAAATTATATGATGCATTAATCGAATTTAAAAATACACCAGTGACAGAAGTGATGAAAAAGGGACGCTTTATTATTAATCGAGCTGCTTTGACTGCCATTGAAAAAATGAAAACAGATGATGGATTTCCTTTGTTGCGGCCATTCACACAAGCAGAAGGTGGAATTGGTTACCAATTAGTTGGCTATCCTGTGGATTGGACAGATGCAGCAGATAAAAAGGGTGAACCAGACACACCAGTTTTATATTTTGGCGATTTTTCTGCATTTAAAATTCAAGAAGTTATTGGTGCCTTGGAAATTCAAAAACTTGTTGAAAAATTCTCTGGTAAAAATCAAATTGGATTCCAAATTTACAACTTGCTAGATGGTCAATTGGTTTATTCTCCATTTGAACCGGCAGTATATCGCTACGAAATTACAAAACCAGTTGGTGGTTAAGATGGAAGAGCAAACTAAAGAATTGTCTTTAGAGGAAAAATTCAAATCACATATTCATTTTGAAGAGGGCATGGATGATTCTTTGCTCTCTTTTTATTTAAATATGGCAAAAGATTATGTCAAAACAGCAACTGGTGGCCAACAAGAATATCTTATTTTGATGGTTGCTGGCATCGCCTACGAATACCGAGTATCTGAAGATGAGTTAGACAAAGCTTTGAGCGCTATTACGCCATTTATTGTACAAGGAGTGATTCAAAATGCCGAAACGACAGACCAATAATCTGCGATGGAAAGCTGAATTGCTAGAAATCAAAACAGGAACAGATGAGAACGATCGTCCAACTACAATTTACGAATTTAAGCGTCTAATATTCTATGAAGAACTCGGTGTGACTTCTCAAGAAAAATATTTATCACAGCAAGCCAAGACAGACGTTGTCAGACGAATTAAAGTCAGATGGGATAAATCCATCACAGAGAAATTAAGTGCGCTCAAAATTGATTCTGTAACGTATAACATTACTCGCATTTATACGAATCCCGATGCAAGAGAAATGGAGTTGAGTTTAGCTTATGTCGATTAGCTTTGATGAATTGAAAACAGCGCTGAAATCAACAAAGTTACCAGTGTTCAGAGACAAAGCCAGATTAGGGACGATGTATCCATACATTGTGTACTCAAATGTGAGTAACAGCAAAAAAATGGCATCCGGTAAAGTATATAAAAAATTACCTTATTACCAAGTCTCTTTTTTTACACTTGGAACAGAACAGGATTTAGCTGTTATTGAAGAAGCGTTACAAAATGCTGGTATTCCATATTCAGATTTTACAGGTATACAAGGTGATGAGAACGACGATACCGTAACCAACTATTACACATATGTGAGGTGTATGGAAAATGCCAAGTAATAAGAATGGTTTTTCTGAAATATCGGATTATTTAGGGAATCTTTCTAGAGTTGATCCAAAAAAATTATCATTGGAATCTTTAGAAGAAGCTGCAAAGTTTTACCTAGAGCAGTTGCTTCCTAATATTCCTAAGTCCCTGCTTAAAAAGAAGCATATGAGCGAACAAATAAAAGTTGTTGTTGAAGAAGACCGAGTGAAAGTCCAGTTTGAAGAGACTGCTTTTTACTGGCGCTTTACCGAAAATGGTACGACAAAACAAAAAGCACAACACTTTGCAAGCGGTACGTATGAACAAAATAAAGAAAAAATCGAAGAGATCATGACGAAGAAAATACTTGATTTATGGGAAGGATGATTTTAATTGGGAAAGCGAGATACTTTTTATTTTGAAGGATTGGACGACATTTTAATCGCGATGATGGCAACGCCAGATTCTGTTGGAACTGCTCCGACTTATAGTGAAGTTGTCCGGTTGCCTATCGCTACAAAAATTGGAGTCAAAGGCAATGGTACAGCGTTGGAAAAATGGGCATCAAGCAAAATGTTCCGACGCGTGTCCCGAGAAACAAAACACGAAATTGCGTTGGATCACGTAGGTATTCCAATTGCGGTAATGGATGAAATCAAAGGATTAGTTGCTAAAAGCGGAGTAACGTTTAGCAAAAATACCGCACGAGAATTTCCGTACTTCGCCTTTGGATTTATTGGAAATATTGAAAATGGCGGTAAAAAAGCAGTTTGGTATCCTAATACACAACTATCCAATGTGATTGACGAAGAGTATGCCACTGCAGAGGAAGAAACAAAAATTGACGATGTAACTGCAAATCTGGTTTCCATCGGACTGAAATACAATAATGTGATGTATGCAAGTTTTGATTCGAATAGAGACGGAGCTTCTCTCGAATTATTTAATAAATTCATTGCTCAACCTGTATACGATGAAGAACAGTGGAAAACATTGGCTAAAGTTGGAGGTGCAGGCTAATGGCTCGGTTATCTGATTATGGAATTAACGTTGAAGACTTAAAAAATTCTGCTACTGTCACTATTCAAGGTGTAGAATTCCCTATCTCATTTACTATGCAAACAATGGAATTTATAGCAGATGTATATGGTGGAGATTATTCGCAATTCGAATCTGATATGAATGCCATGCTATACAAAAAAGAAGGAAAAATTTCTTCTGCTAACTTATCGCCTAGTGACTTAAAAATCATGCGTGCCTTGATTTATGCAATGTTGCGCACTGGTGGTTTAGATGAAGATCCAGAAACTATTTTCAAATTTTTGGGAATGAGTGGAGAGGTGTTGTCTGCTTATAGTACCTGTATGGAAATTTTTGCTAGCCAGACATTTCAGGTGGAAGACCTAAAAAAATCCAAGAAGCCACAAGACTTTCAAAAAACGCAAGCAAAAAGAAAGGTAAACAAAAAGAATCGGAAGAGATAGGAACTCCTTGGAGTTTTTATATTTACGTTGCTCTCACTCTATTGAATTGGAGTGAGAGTTTCTTTTTGAAGTCTACACCTAACTTGTGGCTCAAATCTTATTTACAGTGGTTACAACAAAACACCGATTTTGAACCACCTCAATCTGTAACTATGGATAAATCGCCTTGGTGGTAGAAAGGAGCGCTAAGATAAATGGCTGGTAAAGAATCTGATGTCGTTCTTAATTTTAAAACGAATGGCGAAGTCAGTTATTCGAAAACAATCAAAGAAATCAACAAAGAAATGAACTTAGCCGCTGCCGAGTACAAAAACCAAGTGTCTGCGATTGACAATGATGCAACTCAAACAGAAAAATTGCGAGCGGCTAAACAAAAGTTAGAAAAACAATTAGGATTGGCTGAACAACGATCTCAAATGCTGAGAGAGGAATATGAAAAATCTGTCAAAGAAACCGGTGAATATTCTGCTGAATCAGAAAAACTTTATAAACAATTACTCAATTCTGAAACCGGAGAAAATAAACTTCGTACAGCATTAGAACAGACGAACGATGCACTTAAAGAACAAGGTGACGTTTCTGTTGATACAGCAAAAAAACTCCAGAAAATCGAAGAAACAGGTGAGAAAGTAAAAGGCGTTGGTGAAAAAATGTCTGTTGGAGTAACCGCGCCTATTGTAGCGGCAGGAGCAGCAGGACTTGCAGCATTTGGTGAAGTTGACGAGGCACTTGATACCATCATTACAAAAACCGGAGCAACAGGTGATCAAGCTGATAGACTTTCACAGTCTTTCAAAAACGTTGGTTCAAATACTCATTTACCTTTACAAACGGTTGGGGAAGCTATTGGTGAGGTAAATACACAATTTGGATTCATGGATAAAAAACTGGAAGATTCAACCAATTATCTCCTACAGTACGCTGAAATCAATGATACAGATGTTTCGCAATCAGCAATATCTGCTCGACAAGCTATTGATGCTTATGGACTAGAATATGATGATTTGAATTCTGTCCTTGATGTAACAACGAAAACATCGCAGAATACTGGTCAATCTGTAGACGACTTGATGCAAAAAGCAATTGATGGCGCACCACAAATTAAACAATTAGGGTTGAGCTTTGGTGAAGGGGTCACTTTACTTGGACAATTTGAGCAATCTGGTGTTGATTCAAGCGCAGCTTTAAGTAGTTTATCTAAAGCAACAGTGGCTTATGCGAAAGACGGAAAATCTTTAAGTCAGGGTCTCGGGGAATTGCAAGACAAGGTAAAAAATGCAGGTTCAGAAACAGAAGCTATTAATGCAGCAGCAGAAGTATTCGGGACTAAAGGCGGTCCTAGAATGGCCGATGCAATTCGTAGAGGTACTTTGAACCTGGAAGATTTAGCAAAAACTGCTGGAGAAAGTGGGGGAGCTGTAGGAGACACATTCGATGCTACTCTCGACCCAATTGATCAAGCAGATCAAGCGATGAACAACGCAAAACTCGCAATGGCTGACGTAGGCGAAGCAGTACAAGTCAGCCTTTTGCCATTTTTTGAAAAAGCAACTTCTATGTTACAAGAATTTTCGAGATGGTGGGGGTCGTTAGATCAAGATACACAGAATTGGATTATAACAATTGCTGGTATAGCGGCAGCAGTTGGACCAGTACTAATCGTTCTTGGTTCACTTATGGGATCTGTTACAAAAATTGTCGGTGGTATCAACAGTTTCATAGTAATTTGGCAAAAGATGTCTGTGTTTCTCGCTGCAAATCCGTTTGTCTTAGTGATTGCTGGTATAGCATTATTGATTGCTGGATTTGTTTTGGCTTATAACAAAGTCAAATGGTTTCGAGATGGTGTCAACGCATTCTTTCAAGGCATATCAGATATAGCTGTTCAAGTATTCAATTTTCTAGGTGGCTTTATCGGTGGTGTATTCGG